CCTACTAATACTTATACTATTATAATTTTCTAATAATATAAAAGATAAAACAAAGAAAACAGCGATAGCTGCATCGACTACGAAGAAAAAGATCAAGTCATCTATGACTTGTGGGAGAGAGACCATGATCAATAACGTAATCCTGGTTGGGAGACTGACCAAAGACATTGAGATCCGACAAACGACGAGCGGATCCAAAACAGCAAACTTTACTTTGGCGGTCAACCGGACATCAAAAAAAGATGGACAGCCAGATGCTGATTTTATCAATTGTGTTGCTTGGAACAAGACAGCGGAATTGATGGCTCAATATCTGCACAAAGGTTCTTTGATCGGCGTGGAAGGAAGGATCCAAACGCGCAGCTACGAGAATCAGCAAGGGCAGAAAGTGTATGTCACAGAGGTTCTAGTGAATATGATTCAATTCTTGGGTTCAAGAAACGCTAATTTTGAGCAAAACAGCTTGAACCAAGGAAATATCCAACAAACTTATCAATCGCAAAATTCAGCGCCTAAGAATCAGCAAGAGCGTCATCATAGCTATTCGCAGCCAAAATTCAGCTATGCAAATGGAAGCGTCGACTACGGAGCAGAAATAGATATTCAGTCGGATGATCTGCCGTTCTAGAAAGGGATGAAAAATGTATATCAAGAAAAAGAAGTAACTTCACAAGAAATTCAAGAAGCCAAAGTTGAGCCGAACTGGCTTTGTTCGATACAAGAAGGACTTGGACGAGCCTTTACGATCTGGAGAAACGGAGGGTGGATTAATGCATTACATTGCCTGATGTTCTCATTTGTTGATAAATACGCCTATAAGAGGATAAATATGACAATCGACTTAGAAAGATTAAAAGGAGAAAGACAAAAGTGAAAAGATATGTTAAAAATCCAATTTTGATTGATGCATTTCAGTGGGACGGAGACTTAAGCGCTCTTGAAGAAGGCGAAGTATCAAAACACATTGCTTCGTGCGGAATCCAAAAAGGTGTGCCTTTTGGAGTGATCAGAACGTTGGAAGGGGATATGAAATTTTATGAAGGAGACTACATCGTAAAAGGTGTAGTGGGTGAATTTTATCCTGTCAAAAAGGAAATATTTGAAAAAACATATCGCGAGTTTGGCACGATCGACCCTCACATTTGCCCGATCTGCGGAAAGAAACAATTTAGCTACGATGATGTAACCGACGGAGGTCTGATTTTAAAAGACGTTGATGAAGACGGAAACATCATAAGAGAATGCTAAAAAAATTTAATAGGGACTCTGTTTATGTAACAGGATCCTGTCGTAATCTATCACATCCTGGCAAAGGGCACGATCGATGAAGACATGCTGAGAGCCCTCCAGTCGAAAGAGATCACTCAGCGCACTCTTCTGGACGCGTTGAGAAGATGAAAGAGGCATAGAAGATACATGACAGAACAAGAACAAGAAAAAGAACGCAGGGGAGCGTTCATGAAAACCTATGGGGTCTCTGAAGAAGAGATGGACTTCTTTGAATACATTGACGGAAAGTTCGAACTGCTGAAGATCATCATTGCTGCCTTAATAGTTCTATTAGTTCTTGCAGTTTTAGCAGCAATAGCGTTGTAGCTAAAGAAACGAAAATTGGAATAATGATGGAAGTTAGGATTTTGTCGAAGAGACGGTTTCTTTTCCACACGCAGTACCGCCAATAACGAGTTGTTAGGGTGTACAGAGCCTGGGGATTATCGCCTTCGGTTTTAAGAGTATCGCAGAAAGGATAGCTTGCTGTGATAAATCTCAAGCCTAGCAGAGAAACCAGCGAAAGCCCCAAGAAACTTCCATCGACTCCTTTTCGGAACCGCATAAGAAAGAGCTTGAATTTTTCGGACAAAAACAGATTTACGTTTGAAAAGTCTTCGTTCATATCGGACCTCCTATGGACGAATTATAACAACTTAACTAGAAAGCAGGACGGAAAAATGAAACTTACAAAAAATGAAACTAAGCTTATCGCCTCGCAGAGGCTTAAATCTCTGTACATAACCGCAGATAGAGTTATCGGTGTATTAAACAACGAAAGAGCACCTGAAGATCAGTACAAAAAATACGCCAAGAAGCTGAAAACAGCATATAAAGAGGCCTGTAAAGCTTTGGAAGATCTGATTGATGGTGACCTCTGATGGGCAGAAGAAAAAAGCGTGTTAATGATAGCGTTTATATTACAGGATCAATCAGTGGGGGTTACTTTGTGGTACAAACCGCAACGATCATGTCTATTGCGGAGACCGGTAGCCACCCTATCAAAGTGCAGATCGAAGGGACAGGCGATACGACATATTGTTCCGAGGATCAAATCTTTTACGCATTAAAACCAGCCAAAGCGCAGGTCACCAAGAATTTTGAAAAGCTGCAAGCTACAAGGATCAAGGAAAAAGCAGAGCAGCAAGCAAAGGAGAGGTAGAAAGAAATTATGGAAAAATTAAAAGCAAGTACAAAAGAAGAAAAGCCAACATTTGAAGAGGTAGCCAAGAGCTTTTATGCGATGGCCAAGATCGGAAGCGGCGAGCCGGATGAGTCGAAAGACATTGTGATTGCATTGGCGGAAGCGGCGCTTTTCGAGAAGATCAAGCACGGCTGCGTTTGGGGGAAAGACCAATGATCGAGGCAGGAAAACTCGATTTGATCGAGAAGGCTAAAGGGGTCTTTACAGCCGAAGGCTATGAGATAAGACGTGTGGGCCTGGCTATCGATATCATGCGAAACGGTCGCCAGTTCGCCCATATTTGGCCAGACTCGCCAAACACGTTGGCGGTAGGTGTTACTTCTGGAGTTTGGAGCGGAGTCCATCGGGACCGGACAATCAAGCATGCATTGCTGCTGATCAAGGACGCTATGGAGGAGGAAGGGGCATGATGGCCGTTTGGATCCTGCTGTCGTTTGTTGCGGGAGCGTTGTTTGGGACAGTGGTAATGGCTTTATGCCAAGTAAGCAAAATAGAAGAAGATAAAAGGAGGAACATATGAAAACGAATGCAGAACTTTTTATGGAAATGTGTATGATGCAGGAGCAGACAGATCAGTTGATCTTTAAAAAGGCGCGGATGCTTGCCGCGCCTTCCATCGAGAATTATATTCTCGCGATCGTCGATGAGATTGGGGAATTGAATCATGAGCTCAAGCCGCGCTGGTGCTGGTGGAAAGCGCAGCCAGGAGAAGTGGATTGGGGCCGTGTTTTGGTCGAACTTGTAGATATCTGGCATTTTTGTATTTCGCTTATGGTCCATCGAACGAATGTGGATCCGAAAGAAATCGTTGAAGTCTTGGATTTCGAGAGAAGCGCTCTTTATTGCCCGTCGAGCTTTTAGGAAACTTTGCGAGCGGATGGGTTGGAAAGAGCAACCTTTTGTCAAGCTTTAATACTTTGATCGGATGGGGTAACAGTTTCGGACTTGACTTTCCGATGATTTACGAAGCCTATAAAACGAAGAATAAGGAAAACAATGAGCGGGCCGAGTCGGATTATTGAGCCTTGGCTGTTGGATAGAGAAAAAAAGGATGAGCGAAAGAGAAAGTGAAGATAGGATGACAAACGAACAGGCATTGATCTTTTTGGAACTGAACTGCCTGGCAACAAGCCAGGATCAGAAAGAAATGAAAGCCGAAGCGGTCCGAACGCTTCGGATCCTGATCGAGGAGGGCAACAACGATGAACGGATTGACTAAGCTGGTGATCGATTCCTACCGGCACAAATATGACTATCAGCGCAGTATTGACCGGCTGACCCTGGAGATCGAGGCGATTGAAGAGGAGATGATGGGCCTTACGCATTCCGGGATCGAGCTGACCGAGGAGCAGGCTAAGAGCCCGCTTCCTATGCCGACCACGACGTCCCCGATCCATTCGAATACCAGAATGCTGGATCTGATCGAGAAGAAGACCGAAAAGGAGGCGCAGATCGATGCGCTGACGCTATCGCTGCAGCAGGCGGATGTAATCAAGAAACTGAGCGTGGAGGATCAGAGGCTGCTGCAGGATCTGTATCACTCTTGCCGATCGGCAGAAGATGTGGCTGGCGATCACGGCTATTCAAAGCGGGGAATGTATAAGCACATCAACGTGGTGATTGAAAAGGTATTGTAAACCAAGCTTGGCTGTTATAGTTGCAAAATTGCAAGCAAAATGGATATACTATGTGTACAAGGAGGTTAAATTATGAAACAGAATACTTTTAAAAGAGAGTTAAAGAAAGCGTTTATTTCAGGTTTGGCTTCTTTTATGGTCATTTGGCCGCAGCCTTTAAAATTGCCGAATGTAGCTGGAAGAAGGCAGGACGCCAAACAGATCCAGAAAGATTGGGAGAATGTAGGGAAGTCCTTGAAATGGGCGATGAATGATTATGAAAGACAATACAAAAACGGATAATGAACCGCTTACGCCGACTGAGCAGGATAGTGAGATTCAGAAGGTTGAAGCCGAGATTGATAAGCTTTCACCTCGACAACGAAACTTAGTTATAGAACGCTATGAGGAGAGCAGTCAAATATATGAAGGCCCTCTTCCTCCGGCTTCTGAACTGATCAAGTACAATGAGGCCCACCCCGATGCAGCGGATCGGATAATTGCTATGGCGGAAAAAGAGCAGGAAGCAAGATTGGTAAACGCTACGTATATGCTTCGAGAAGATGCGAAAACGAAGAAACGTGGTCAGTTTATGGGCTTTATAATAGCACTGATTGTGCTGGGCGGGGGGATGTTCCTCTTATCGCAGGGGCGCGCTCTTGAAGGCTTTACAACTCTTGTCGGCGCGGCGGCGACGCTGGTATTTATTTTTATTAGCGGGAGATACCAAGGATCCGATAAGGATGGAGATAAGTAACCGGGAGTCGATCGACTTCCGGTTATTTTTTTTTCTGAAAGAGTACACTAGTGAACCTCGTCAAGGTGCTATAATAGTATCATCAAGAAATGTAAAAAGAGCACCGGAAAAGCCAAGTGCTATTCGATGCGTGTCGATGCGTGTCGATGCGTGTCGATGCGTGTCGATGCGTGTCGATGCGTGTCGATGCGTGTCGATGCGTGATCAAGTCGGGAGTCTGTTGATTTTCGGCTTTTTCATTTACATAAAACATAGATGACGTTAACAAAAACATAAAAAAGATTGTTTTTACTTTGTATAAACACAAGAAAATGATACAATGTCTATACAAGGTATAAACTTTGAAGGAGGATTTATAAATGACGAAAGGACTTACCGTAGCAAAATGGGGCAACGGTAGAGGCGTTAGGTTGCCACAAGCTATATTGAATTTACTGTCGATTGATATCGGCGATGAACTGTTGTTAGAGGTGGAGGGCGATAAAATCGTATTAACACCTGCTAAACCAAAAAAGATCAAAACTTTAAAAGATTTGTTTGCTAGTTATTCAGGCCCATCTTATCAAGAACTATTCGGAGATGAGATGGAGGCTTGGGAAGGTATGGATTATGAAGGAAAAGAATCCATATAAAGAGAAAGGAGATTTATGAATAAAACGAATTTTACGGAAGGAGATATTATATTTTTAGAATTTAGTCCAACTAAAGGGCACGAACAACGAGGGCATCGCCCCGGAGTAATTGTGTCAAATGACACATACCACCAAAAAACAGGGATGTACTTGGTTTGTCCTATTTCTACAAACAACAAAGATTTCCCTTTGCACATTGCTCTAGAAGGAACAAAGGATGTGAAAGGGAAAATTTTTTGCGAACACGTCCGGGCAATGGACTTGGATGCCAGAAACGCAAAAAAAATAGAGGAGTGTCCACCAAACATCCTCGAGAGCGTAAAAAATATTATTCAACTTTTTCTGATTTGATAGTAAATCAGATAGCTTAGAAATGCAAACAAAATCATTATAAAGTTTAGATAGCGTCCAACTTGGGCGCTTTTCTTTTGGAGGAAAGAATGAAAGCTGTTAAAAAGAAGCTCATTGCTGAGCTTCGTGTTTGGCGATATCGTCGCGGATCAATTGTTTGATATACGTTGAGAATGTTTTGCCTTCCAGCCAATGAATGATATCTTGATCCGTATTTTTGTTGAGATCTATTTTCTTCTGGATCAAGTTAGCTTTTTTGTATTTTGCGTCTGCACGCTTCTTGGCGTCGGAAATCATTTTAAATACCTCAAGCTAATATTGACAGTCAAATAAGCAGTAGTCGCAATTCCAGCGATAAAGGAGCTTAAACGAGTTAATTCGGTTGTGGCATTCGCGTTTCGAAAGCATGTCAGAACCAAACCGATTAAAAAGATGATCAATAAGATGTTTTTCGTTTTCATAGTTTTGCCTCCGTGCTATGATTTTCTTGTAAGGTAGGACTCCAAGAGAGCTTTTTACTCTCTTGGATGTTGGTCTTTGTAAATCAATATCGTTACTATCAGCGCTATGATTGCAACGATTGTGTTGATCGAATCCATTAGAATTTCAAACGTTTCAACTTTCATTGACCTTTCCTCCTTACACTTATAGTATACATGATTACGTATGTATTCTCAATAGATATATGTGATATTATTGATTAAATTTTATAGTGTTGAATAAAGCATCTCGGATGGTCGGGGTGCTTTTTTCGTGGGATGCGGACGATGAAAGGAAAGGAGGGGTTCCATGACTGACAAACAAAAGCTGTTCGTTGATGAGTATCTGAAATGCATGAATGTGACCAGAGCCTATAAAAAAGTCTACAAGAATGTTCGAAGCGATTCGGTCGCCCGCTCTGCAGGAAACCGCCTTCTTTCCAAACCGGACGTCAAAGCCTATAAAGAACAGCGGGGGCAGGAGATCCACGACGAGAATACTGCCGATATTCAGGAAGTCATGGAATACTTGACGGCTGTAATGCGCGGAGAGCAGAAAGATGAAGTTCTTACGATGAACGGAGATATCGAACTTCTTCGATCGAACACGAAGGAGAGAAACAAAGCGGCAGAGCTGCTGGCCAAATCGTATGGAGCTTTTGAAAAGAACGTAAACCTCTCGATCGAGGTTCCTGTCTTTACAGGAGAGTCCGACCTTGAAGACTAGGACCGTATATCTTCCAAATCTGGTCGGCAGAGGATACAAACAGTTTTGGGGCTTTCGTGGCAGATATCGGGTAGTAAAAGGATCCCGCGCGTCCAAAAAATCCAAGACTACGGCTCTATGGTTTATTTACAACTTAATGAAATATCCAGGATCCAACCTGCTGGTGGTCCGGAAGACGTATCGGACACTCAAAGACAGCTGCTTCACCGATCTGCAGTGGGCGTGCGAACGGCTGCATGTGTCGCACCTTTGGGATTTCAAACTTTCCCCTCTCGAAGCCACTTACAAGCCGACAGGGCAGAAGATCTTGTTCCGGGGCCTGGATGATCCGCTTAAAGTCACATCGATCACTGTATCGGTAGGCGTTCTCTGCTGGGGATGGATCGAAGAAGCATATGAGCTCATGAGCGAGGACGATTTCAACATGCTTGACGAGTCGATTCGTGGAGAGCTTCCAAAAGGCCTTTGGAAACAATGGACCTTGACTCTGAATCCGTGGAACGAACACCATTGGATCAAGAAGCGTTTCTTCGATACACCGGATCCAAATGTGCTGGCGATCACGACCAACTATCAATGCAACGAATGGCTCGACGAAGCCGATCTGAAGCTATTCGAGGATATGAAGAAAAATAATCCAAGACGCTATCAGGTAGCCGGTCTTGGTCATTGGGGGATCGTGGAAGGGCTGGTGTTCGAGAACTGGCAGGAGGCCGAGTTCACGCTCGATGACGTTCAGCAGTGCGAATCGATCAATGGGCTGGACTTTGGATACTCGAACGATCCGGCAGCCCTCTTTATCGGATTTATCGACCAGAAGAGAAAGAAGATCTTCGTTTGGGATGAAGTATACAAAAAAGGACTGACCAACCGAAAGATCTATGAAGAAGTGACGAAGTCAGGCTACGCCAAGAAGAAGATCGTGGCGGACAGCGCCGAACCCAAATCGATCGATGAGCTGAGAGGGTACGGCCTCCGTGTGGCGGCTTCGGTCAAAGGACCCGACTCCATCAATCACGGGATCCAGTTTATCCAGGACTATGAGATCCTTGTCCATCCGCGCTGCGTCCATTTCATTACGGAGATTTCCAACTATACGTGGGATAAGGACCGGTTTGGCAAAACGATCAACCGTCCGATCGATGATTTTAACCATTTGATGGACGCGATGCGATACAGCGTCGAGCGCTTCTCGAAAGGAAGCCCAAAATTGAAAACGTTCAAAGGAGGAATATGATGACACGATCAAAAAACCCCTATCAGCTTCCGGATCCGCTTGTATGCGATCCAAGCCGTATCCAAAACGGCATATCGATGGAGCTGGTCGAAGAATATATCAAACTGCATAAAAAACGAAAACAAAGATATCGGTACCTGGAGATGATGTACAAAGGGTTTCACGATATCTTTTTTTCTCCAAACAAGCCGAATTGGAAACCGGACAACCGGCTTGTGGCCAATTTCCCCCGTTACATTACCGACACGTTCATGGGCTATGCTTATGGCAACCGGATCAAGAAGACACATCCCGATCAGACCGTTTTGGACACGATCACTGCATTCGAAGATGCCAATGAGATCTCGGATCATGAGTTCGAGCTCTTGAAATATGTTTGTATTTTTGGTCATGCTTTCGAATACCTCTACCAGGACGAGGAGAGTCAAACAAAAATGACAGCCGTCAAACCAGACGAGTTATTTGTGGTCTATGACGATACATTGAAGCAGCGCGCCTTGTTTGCGGTGCGCTACGGCTACCATGAAAACAACAGCCAAACCAGCTGCAATCAAAATCTTGGCGATATGTATGGCGAGATCCTTACAAGAGACTCGATCATCGCGTTCGATGGCGAAAAGAAAGAAGATCCGCAAGAAAACCCCTACGGATACATTCCTGTAGTTGAATACCGTCTCAATGACGAGCGGATCGGATTGTTCGAAACAGTGGGCGGACTGATCGAAGAGTATAACCGCGTGATCTCTGAAAAAGCCAACGATGTAGAAGCGTTCGCGGAGGCTTATCTAGCGATCCTGGGAGCCGAAGTCGACGAGGACAATGTAAAACGCATCCGAGACGAGAGGGTCATTAATTTTTACGGTACAGACAACGCCTCGGACGTCGTGGTCCAGTTTTTGACCAAACCCACGGCAGACGGAACACAAGAAAACCTCCTCGATCGGCTGGAGAAGCAGATCTATCAGATCTCGATGGTCGCAAACATCAGCGATGAAGCTTACGGCAATGCGACTAGCGGAGTTTCACTGGCCTACAAGCTGCAGGCCATGAGCAATCTGGCGCTTGGATTTGACCGAAAAATTGAAAAATCGCTGAAAAAGCGGTACAAGATCTTCTGCTCGCTGGCCACAAACGTACCCGATCCGGATGCTTGGAAAGAAATCGTGATCACGACATCTAGAAATATCCCGAACAACCGGGCAGAAGAGACTTCGATCGCAAAGGATGCCGAAGGCCTTGTATCCAAACGGACTCAACTTTCGCTGCTGTCTTATGTCGACGATCCGGACACCGAATTGGAACGGATCCAGGAAGAAGAGACGAAGGACAGCGAGCTGATCCAGGGACTTTTTGCGGAGCACGATCATGAGGAAGTAGACGATGGCGAAGCCGGAATCGAAAAGTAGCGCCGACTATTGGCGCGAGCGGGAAGAAGAGCAGCGGAAACACAATATCCAAGAAGAGAAGGCATACAGCCAAGAGATCGAACGCATCTATCGACAGATGATGAATGAAATCGAGATCCAGATCAACAATTTCTACACTCGATATGCTACAAAAGAAGGGATCACCTATGCAGAAGCGAAAAAAAGGGTCTCTAAACTGGATATAAAAACGTATGCCGAGCTCGCTAAAAAGAATGTGGCCGAGAAAAATTTCTCCGATCAGGCCAATGAAGAGATGAGACTTTACAATCTCACGATGAAGGTGAACCGGCTGGAGCTGTTGAAAGCGAATATCGGGATGCATCTGGTTGGCGGCTTCGACGAGCTGCAGCGGTTCTTTGAAGAGAAGCTGACCAAGCGCACGATCGAGACGTTCAAACGGCAAGCCGGCATATTGGGTCGTACTGTCCATGACAATGCCCGCTACGCACATTCGATCGTGAACGCCAGCTTTCACAGCGCGACTTGGAGCGACCGGATCTGGAAGCACCAGGACACGCTCAGAAACGAGCTGGGAAGCCTTTTGTCGACAGGCCTTATCCAAGGTCGGAATCCGAGAGAACTGGCACGGACGCTTCGAAAAAAAATAAAATCGAGCGTATACGACGCGAACCGTTTGATGATCACAGAAATGGCACGGGTTCAAACAGAAGCACAGCGCCGA